TTAGTTCCTTCAATAGTCTCCCGGACCACCTTTGTAATTTTACTTTCTAAAAATGTTAATTTGTTCATTATTTTGAGTTTTTAGTTTTGTTTTGGTTCCGGTATTTCGTACCCTAAAAATGCAGCCCATTCCTGTATGAGTTGGACATATTGATTAAATTGCTTCTTGGTCATTTTTGCCGTGGATGGCATCAGGAATACTCTTAGGCACTTGTTTCGCTCCATGTACGGCAAAGAGTTAAATTCGTCAACGGTAATCACTTTGGAATTATATATCCAAGTCCAGTATGTTTCTTCACTGAAGACCTGAGTTCCAAAATTATATTTTAAATGTTCGTGCGTAAGTTCGTTTGATAAATCTCTCCCTTCTGTTTCTTTTATAATTGCCTGGGCGATTTCTACCACTACCGACCAATAGTATTTATTTTGCTCTACTGACCTGATTTCGCTTCCCTCTTTTATATCAATATAGAAGTTCTTGGCAGTGTCTGCATACTTCATAAATAGGTTATTAACCCATTGTTTAAAGTTGTCTTTTGCTGTTTGGTTATTTAAAACGAATTGCATATCAAAACCCTAATTTGTGAATGTAATCCCGGCATTCTTCAACCCTTTTATAGATTGAATTGATCTTTTCTTCATCCCTTTTGAACTCAAATGTTTTTATTCTGAGTTCGTGCGGAATGTTTTTATAAGTCATTTTTTCAGTGAACTCTTTTATAATTTCATCATCTAACTCGATGTTGTTTTTCCAACAAAATGAACTTGCTTCTTTAAAAATTATGTCCTCCGGGGTGTCCATTAGGACATAGATAACTCTAAATGTTTCAGCTCCGGTTAAGGCCATGTAACCTTGACCCTGCCAAAAATAATCCTGGTTTTTAAGTTCATCTTCAAACAAAGGAAATGTGAAGCAATCCCAAGAAGACTTAATATCAATTATCAGGTTATTCAGAATTATATCAGGTGTGCCGGTTAAAAAATCATTGCTCAAGTTTTCTTCATTCTTTAAGAGAAATCCGTATTCCAAAACGTCCGAAATATAATCTATTGCATCCTGTTCAACGGTTAACCCTTTAGTGGTGTATTTATTGGAAAACTCTTTTTTGCGCCCGTATAACTGCTCTTTTATCCACTGCTCAACATAGCTCTTTGCAGTTTCACCCATTGACTTTTTATCCGTGCCGTTTTTCATTATCTGACCAATGGCCGAACAGCGAATCTTAAACCTTTTCATTTAGTATCTTTTTGTTTTCATCTGAAATAAAAAACATTTCTTCAAGTTTGGCAATTGTGTAATTACCTTCATTTATAGCCTTCTTTGCACCGTTCCATTTCGTATGCGCCGGGGTTAATTCCGGTTTTTTCTTTTCCGTTGGCAAAACGTCCCGAACTCGCAAACACTCCACCTTTTCGCCTTTTAGCGAAGTAGTGGAAACGTATAAGGTTATTTTCTTACCTATCCAATCCTCAATAAATGGAGTGTTATGGACTTTAGAAATCATTTTTGAATTGGTGACGTTTAAGATCATAGGTTTGGAATCTTTTAGATAAATTATAGTACATTCATCTGTTTTGCCCCCTTCACCCTTCACCACTTCTCTTTTTACGTCCGTAATTTCTACAGTCAAGTCCTTGCCTTCCGGCATTGAGTATGCCCCGATGTAATTTGGATTTGTTAATTTTTTCCAATGCGTTTTCATTTTTAGTTGATTTGATTTTTAATTTAACGAGCCTTTGAATTTCATTCTGCACACTTTGATGTTCCCCAATCCTTCCTGTGATTTTGTCCTTGTTTTGTTTCCGATTTGCTCAAATTCATCGAGCGTTAATCGGCCTCTCACAACCGAGAGTTCAAAAAGGCAATTCCACATTTTGGGGTTTTTGGCCCATGTCGCAGAAATCAGATTTCGAGTTTTTGTCTTAGTCATATTAGTAGTTTTAATTTTTCTTCAATAATTGGGACCAGTTCAGCGTCTTCCGGTTTGTTTGATGCCTTTATAACCGGTATGGCATTTTCAAATATCTCCCTCATTCGGGTCTTGTCCATTAATTCCCATTCGCATTTATCAATCTTTTTAGATTGAATTTTGCTTAGGTAAAATCGAATGATTGGAGCCGGATTTGTTTTGAGTTTTGCGTGATTTCTCATATGTAGAATTCTGTATTGTTGTCTAATTCTGAATAAATTGCATCAATGAGTTCAAGGTATTTGTCCTGGTCAATTTCTTTCATTGGTTTTAATTCTTCCTCAGCTTCATGACATCCCATTAATGCTCTGATTTTAATTTCTTCTTTTGGAAAATCGTAAACCTGGCAAACTCTTGACCTTCCATCGGGTAAATCATCCTCCCATTCTTCAATGGTATAAGAAAACACAAACCAAACTGAGTAAAACCATTCCCCAACTTGGAGTTGTTCAATGTGGTGATAGTGGTCAAGAGGGGCAGCGGGTTTTCTTAATTTTATTGGCTCGGAGATTGTTGCAGTTGTCATATAATTGTGAAAGTTTTAATTTGTGAAAAACGGCCCGGGGCAATCTTAATTCGGGCCGTAAAACCCAACTCATGAATAAATTCTATATCTCGAAGTGTGCCGTCAACGGACCACTTGATAAATAAATCGTTTTCAATTCTCATTTTTTTTAAATTTGCCGGGCAGCTTAGGACCACCCGGCATGAAGCATGTGGTATAACCGAAAATCAAAAGGCCAATACTTTTACTGGCACACTCTCTATCTTTTAGTCAGGTAGACCGTTTAATTTGTTTTGAATTGTTCTCAACTTTTCGATTTCGTGTTTGCGATAATCGCTTGAGTCAAGGCACAGGTCGAGCATTTCATTGTTTACCATGATGGAATGATGGATGGCCAAACGAAGTGTAATTGCTTCTGAAGATGTGAGTTCAATTAACATGATTTAAGATTTTGAGGAATAGAGCTGTCATTTCTGATTTCTTGGATGGTCTGATGAATGAACATCCTTCCTTTCTCAGTCCAAGACATCAGGAGGCTTGATCTTGTCACTCCTGAGCCATCTATGAAGGTGGCAGTCCTGGTCCTTGTGAAGTCTTTATTTTGATATTTGGCATAAAGGACATAATGCTTTTCATGCGGAAATTGAATCTTAAGATCACAAAGGATTTTATTTAGGTGTTGGGCTGTCATACCCAATTCCTTTGCAATTGTGGTTGTGGTCCAAGTATTCGGAACCGCCAACACTTCATCCACATATTTTACTTTTGGAGCCTGGGCCTTGATTACTGATTCGGACATTTGTAATTGTTCGGTCAGTTCCTCGTTTTTTGCCATTTCACCCTTTAGCTGTGTGGCCAAATTGATCAGGACATCAGGGGTTAAAATCCTATCCGAAATATTCTTAATTTTTAATTGTCTTTCGCATTCAATAAAATATTCCCGGACCTTCTTGCCAATCTCGGTTCTTTGAATCATGGCAATTTCCTTTGCCGTTTCAATAGTTAAGGCATAATCTTTTACCGGTCTGCCTCCGGTACTTTCCGTCAAAAATGTCGTAAAGTCCACACCATCGGCAAATCCATATTCCAACATTCTTTTTATCCAGTGCGAAAAGTCAGTTTCAGTACCTAAAAAAGTATGCAACTCTTTAGCTGATACGATTTGATTTTCACCTTCTGTCGTTACAGCCGGGAAATTTGCTTTTTGGTTGAAAAGATTATTCATTTTAATTGAGTTGATTGAGTTTTAAAAATGCCGGGAATCTCACCCGGCTAACTTTACCATTTTAATAGAAAATCAAAACCTCCTTGCTTTCAAGGAATCATGAAGACATTTTGCTATCCGAAAAGGACCCGGTTAACCATATTGTCAACCGGGCGCATCCTCAGGTAGATTTGAATGATAAAACCATCACTCACGGCCTCGCTTGTTCTGTTTCTTTTAGGCAAAAAGATGCCACCCTATACGAGCGTTCTCGTATAGTATAAATTTATAATAAGTTAAAGTTCAGTTAATTACGTGTTAAACTATCGCCTGTTGTGCTACTTTTGTAATTCTTGCGCCTAACCAGTTAATCAACTCTTTTTTTGTGAAATACTTTGTTTTGCCTGGGGTTACACCTATGAGTTTAGGCGAAATATGTTGTTTGAAGTGGCCTTCTGACACTCCTAAATATTTTGCTGCCTCTACTAAAGTAAGTAGTCCCATTTCTTTTGCT